CCTTTCCTTTCCGCGTGGTACCACTGCCGCATCGCCGCAGGTCAGAGCGGTTTTCCATCGACCCTTAGGGATGTCATGCCGCGGACGAAGAAGCCGGCAGGGACAACCGTGGATAGGCGTAACGGCCGGCGGGGCGATCTGCAGGTGGTTGCCGGTGGTCGGCTGGACCCGCCCGGTGGCCTGAGTGGGGACACCCTCGCCCTGTGGGAGGCGTACTGGGCTGACCCGGTGTCCGGTGTCCAGACCGGAGTGGACCGCGGGCTGCTGCACCGGTGGATCAGCGAGTACGACCGGTATCTGCGGACGGTGGCCGAGGCCGACCGGCAGCCGATCGTCGCCGGGTCGAAGGGTCAGCAGGTGGAGAACCCGCTGTACAAGGTGGCCTACCGGGCGCTGGACGCTGCGGAGCGGTGTGAGCGGCAGCTGGGGATTGGCCCGCTGTGGCGTTCGAACCTGGGCATCGCGGTGATCAACGAGCAGAAGTCGCTGGCAGACATGAACGCACGCTACGGGGGTGCCGATGCCGACGACGGCGACCCCAACGCGCAGGCGGAAGCCGACCCGCGCATCATCGAAGCCTGACCCGGGCTGCCAGAACTGCGGGTGGAAGCCGGCGCCGGGTGCCCTGTGGCCTACCGAGGGTCCGGTCGCGGTGCGGTGGATTCAGGACAACTGCATCTGTGGCGAGGGTGACTACTACGGCCAGCTGATCAGGCTGCGTCCGGACCAGCAGGCGTTCCTCTACCGCTGGTATGAGTACTGCCCGGGGTGCGGGCAGTGGCACTATGACGAGGCGCTACGGGGTGCGGCAACGGGCGACGGGAAGACCCAGTTCATCGCCGCGATCGTGGTGCTGGAGTTCGCGGGCCCGCAGCAGATCGCGGTCGCCTCGCCGAACATCCCGATCGCCGCCGCATCGTTTGAGCAGGCGGATCTGCTGTTTTCGGCGGTTGCGACGATGTGTGGTGGCCGGGACCAGTCCGACAAGGCGTCGCCGCTGTGTGGCTTCTTCGAGGTGTACGACACCGAGATCCGGTTTGCCGATGGCCGGCCGGGTCGGATCTTCCGGGTGGCGGCGGTGGCCGGCACCAACGAGGGCGGCCTGCCGTCGCTGTTCGTGTGTGACGAGCTGCACGAGTGGGGCGAGCCGGTCCGGGAGGGTCAGACCGGGGCGCGTAAGGCCCGGGTGAAGACGGTGATCGGCAAGTCGACCAAGAAGCGGCGCACCGCCCGCGGCTGCGGCCGGGTCATCTCGCTGAGCACTGCCGGGTTCGACATCGACAACAGCCTGCTGGGCGACTTAGTGAAGCTGGGCCGGCGGGCGGTGCACGATCCGGTGGTGGCGCCGCGGTTCCTGTGCGACTGGCGGGAGGCGCCGGAGGGCTTGGACTACCGCCGCGCGGACCACCGGGAGATGGCGGTGCGGGCTGCGTCGGCGGCGGCGGATGTTCTGTGGTCGGTGGCGGACCGGGTGAACGCCTGGGGCAAGCCGGACTACCCGCCGCACGAGTGGATCCGCTACTTCGCGAACCGGTGGGTGGACACGGCTGAGGATTCGTGGCTGAAGGACCACCCGGCGGCGTGGCGGGACTGCCGCGGGCAGTGGGTGCCGGACGACGCCAACCCGTGGGTGCTCGCGGTGGACATGGCGCTCAAGCACGATTCGGTGGCGGTGGACCGGTGTGAGCAGCTGCCGGATGGTCGGGTTGCGGTGACCGCTCGGATTTGGCGGGCGGGCGACCACGGCGGGCGTATCCCGCACGACGACGTGTGGACGTACATCCGGGAGCGGGCCGCCGGGCTGGGCTTCCGTGGTGTGGTCTATGACCCGCGCTACTTCGAGGTGCCGGCCCGGATGCTGGAGCAGCATGACATCCGCGCGATCGAGTTCGACCAGTCGCCGACGCGGATGGTCCCGGCTGCCGGGCTGGCGTACCGGCTGGTCACCGAGGGCCTGGTTGTCCACGACGGCGATCCGGATCTGGCCGCGCACGTGAAGGCGGCGGTGGCGGTGCCTCAGGAGCGTGGCGGGTTCACGTTGCGGAAGGGCCGTAGCAAGGGGCACATAGACGCCGCGGTGGCGATGTGCATGGGCGTGTGGGTGCTGCACGAGGTGCCGGAGCAGGAGGTCATCCCGATGGCGGCGTGGCGATGACTGCTCTGCTGATCCTGCTGGTCCTGGTCGGGCTGGTCAGTATCGCGGCGGCCGCGTTCCTGGTGGCCGTGCCGCTCGGGCTGCTCGTCGTTGGCGGCGAGGCGCTGACCGCCGCCTACACGATCCAATACCTGGGGGTGCGCCGGTGAAGCTGCTCGACGCGCTCATCAGGCCCAAGCCGTCGGCCGAAGTGCAGCGGCATGACGTGAGCTGGCTGCTGCAGATGCTCGGCCAGCACGGCTCGGTGCTGGACCCGCTGGGCTACCGCACCAGCTACGGAAACCACCCGGCTGAGCCGATCGGCGAGGCGTTCGTCGACTACGCCCACAACGCGTACAAGGCCAACGGGATCGTCTACGCCTGCCAGTCGGTCCGTTTGCGGGTTTTCGCAGAGGCCCGTTTCCAGTTCCAGCGGATGGCGGGTGGCCGGCCGGGTGAGCTGTTCGGCACCGAGGCGCTACGTATCCTGGAGCGGCCGTGGACGGGCGGCACCACCGGTGACCTGCTGTCGCGGATGATCCTGGACGCGGATCTGGCCGGCAACTGGTTCGGGACGATCATCGACGACGAGGTGGTCCGGCTGCGTCCGGACTGGGTCGACATCGTCCTGGAGCCCAGGGTCGGCCTGAATGGTGGCGTGGTCGGCATGAAGCGGATCGGCTACATCTACTACGAGGGCGGTAGGGACAACTCGGCCAGCGGGCTGTACGCCAGCGGTGGCGTACAACCGGAGCCTTTTCTGCCTGGCGAGGTTGCACACTTCGCGCCGTCGCCGGATCCGCTGGCGTCCTACCGTGGGATGTCCTGGCTGACGCCGGTGGTCCGTGAGATCCAGTCGGACAGCCAGGCGACGAAGCACAAGCTCAAATTCTTCGAGAACGCCGCTTCTCCGAACCTGGCTATCCGGGCCACTACGCCCATGACCCCGGACCAGTTCCAGGAGTGGGTGGACATGACGGACGCGGCTCACAAGGGTGTCGACAACGCGTACAAGTGCCTTCACCCGGACACCGACGTTGCCTTGTGGGATGGCCGGCGAATGCCCGCACGCGGCATCGCCCCCGGGGACGTCATCGTTGCGTGGAAGGATGGCAAGCCCGTTCCTGGCGCCGTCTCCGAGGCCGAGTGGCAGCCACCTTCGCCGATCGTCACGGTTACAACCCAGCGTGGCCGAGTGATCCGCACCAATGACCAGCATCCGTTCCTCGTTGGGGACCGGTGGGTGGATGCCTCACGGCTTCGACCGGGCGACATGTTGACCACGGGTCTGGGTTGGGGTGACGGCGGCGGCGGCGGTGACCTCACGCAGCACGAGGCATGGGTGCTGGGCGCGCTGGTGGGCGATGGGTGCCTAGTGTCCTCGACGCCGGTCATCAGCGCGTGGGACGAGGGGGTACGTAACCGGTTCGGACGCGATCACGAGTTGCGGCATACCGGCAAGGGTCACGACTACCGAATGCTGGGTGTCACGAAGCTGGCGCGAGAACACGGACTGATGGGCGCCCGGTCGTGGGAGAAGCGCATTCCCGATCAGGTCATGACGGGCTCCGCATCGGTGCGGGCGGCTTTCCTGTCGGGACTCGTCGACACCGACGGCCATGTCGTCGATCCCGAGACTCGCAGGACTATGGATCTGGGGATCACGAGCGTGTCGCGAGCGCTCCTTGCCGACGCGCAGCACCTTCTTGCGTCACTAGGTGTAAACACCTCGCTGTCGCAGTGCGCTAAGCCTGGGCGACACAGCGAACGTGGGGCTTGGCGGTTGAATGCGTTCGGGAATGCGCAGGCCCGTCGGCTAGCGGAGGTGCTGGATCTGGCGTGTGCGGCGAAGCGCGAGCGGCTGTCGCGGTATGCGGCGACTGTGGCGCTGAACGGCCGCGACTCTTCGCGGTTCGACCGTGTCGTCTCAGTTGAGATCGGCGATCCAGAGCCGACCATCGGCATCGAGGTCGCTGATCACCACACGCACGTAACGGGCGGCGTGGTCACTCACAACACGCTGTACACCGCCGGCGGGGCCGATGTGACGGTCATCGGCAAGGACATGCGGCAGATGGATTTCAAGACTGTGCAGGGAGCTGGCGAGACGCGGGTCGCCAACGCTGCCGGCATCCATCCGGCGGTGGTTGGGCTGTCCGAGGGTATGCAGGGCAGCTCACTGAACGCCGGCAACTTCGGCGCGGCCAAGCGCGCTACGGCGCAGATCACCATGCGGCCGTTGTGGCGTAACGCTTCCGGCACGTTGGAGGTGCTGGTTCCACCGCCGGGAGGGTCGGCGCGGCTGTGGTACGACGATCGCGACATCGAGTTCCTGCGGGAGGACGAGCGCGACGCGGCGCAAATCCGGCATATGGACGCCCAGACGATGGAGACGCTGACGCGCGCCGGAGTGCAATGGGACGCCGCGGTCGAGTTTGTGGTCTCCGGTGAGGCGAGCCGGCTGCGGGGCAAGCATTCCGGCCTGTACAGCGTGCAGTTGCAGCCGCCTGGTACGACCACGCCGGATGAGCCGGAGAAAGAGCCTGCGGTGGCTGCCAGCAACGGATCGTCGGGAGGTTGACCGATGCCCTGGTCTATCGACAGCGGCCATCTGCAGTGCCCCACCAGCGAGCCGTTCGCGGTGGTGAAGGACGACAACGGTGAGGTGGTGGGTTGTCATGCCACCCAGCGGGGTGCCGAGCGGCAGGTGGCCGCGCTCTACGCCAATGAGGACCGGATGAGCCAGAGCCGAACGCAGCGCAGCGACCCGATCCCCTACGCCCGGTCGTGGGCGCTGGAGGACATCGAGATCCTCCGCGCCGCCGACGGGTTCAGCGACGGCCGGACAGTCTCCGCCTACGCGGCGATCTTCGACGTAGCCACCGAGATCACCGACCAGCACGGTCACTACATGGAGGTCATCCACCGCAACGCGTTCAACCGGCAGCTCGGGCTGGGGGTTGAGCGGGTCGGGGTGTTCTACCACCATGGCCTGACGATCCACGGCACGCCCAGCGACCTGGGCAGTGTGCCGATCGGTTCGCCGGTGGAGATCCGGCCGGACCGCAAGGGTCTGCGTACGGTGACGCGGTTCAATGCCAGCCCGCTGGCTGAGTCGGTGCTGGAGGCCATCCGGCACGGCGACATCCGCGGCTACTCCTTCCGGGGCCGGATCTTCGAGTCGAAGCCGGCCAGGGTGCCCAGGGTCGCCCGTGGCGGTGCGTTGCCGACCGTTACCCGCACCGTGCTCGGGTTGACCGAGTACGGGCCAACCCCTTCACCTGCGTACGCGGAGGCCGGAGTTCTGGCCATCCGCGCGCTGCAGATGCTCGCGTCCACCACTCCGGCCCGGCCGGACCAGGAGACGCTTCCCGTCACTCCCGACCTGGGACCAGACGGCGCCGCGGACCAGCCTGACGCGCACTCCGTGCGGCTTCGCCAGCGTCACCTCGCCCTGAAGCGGGCGATGCGTGAGCGCGGACTCGTAAGGGAGATGGATCATGGCGCGTAAGCGTAGCGAGGTGCTCGGTGAGGAGATGGAGGCGCTCCGCGCCGAGATCCAGGTCATCGAGGAGCTGGAGGAGCCCAGCGAGGAGGACCTGTCCCGGTCGGGCAACCTGCTGGCCGAGTGGGACACCAAGAAGGACCAGCAGGACAAGGCGCTGGAGCGTGAGGCTCAGGTGGCCCGGGTGCTGGAGGCAAGCCAGGTGGCCCGGTCCGTGGTCGAGTCCGGCGACGGGCCGCGGCGTGGTCCGGAGTTCAAGAAGAAGATCGACCCGTTCGACAACCAGGAGACCCTTTTCCGGTCCCTGTTCGGTGATGTGCTGCTGAACACCAACGACACGATCAGCCGTGCGCAGGTGGCGGTGGACGACCCGGACCGGAACTACCGGTATCTGACCGACGACGCGAAGGCGCGGATGCACGAGCTGCTCCAGCTGGACAACCGGCACGCGCCGCGGATCGCGCGGCACATGCTGATGACCGGCTCGCCGGAGTATCACGAGCAGTTCCGCGACTACGTCAAGTCGAAGGGCACCCTGGTCGGCGACGCTCTGCGTGCCGCGATGTCCCTGTCGGACTCCGCGGGCGGCTACCTCGTCCCGTTCACGCTGGATGCGACGATCATCCTGACGAACGCGGGCATCCAGGACCCGCTGCGCGGCATCTCGACCATCAAGACGATCACGACCGACACGTGGAACGGTGTCACCAGCGCCGGCGTGAACGCGGAGTGGCTGGGTGAGGGCGCCGAGGCGGCTGACAAGTCGCCCACGTTCGGCCAGCCGATCATCACGCCGCAGAAGGCGGCCGCGTGGGTGTTCGGCAGCTACGAGGTGCTGGCCGACTCCGGGTTTGCCAGCGAGCTCGGCCGGCTGCTGGCCGACGCGAAGACGCGGCTGGAGGGTGCGGCGTTCGCCACCGGCAACACCACCGGCCAGCCGGTCGGGGTGGTCTCAGCGGTTGGTGCCGTGACCAACTCGATCGTCCCGTCGGGGGCGACGAACGTGTTCACCGTGGCCGACGTGTACGCGGTGTCGGACGCGCTGCGGCCCAGGGACGCGGCTCAGGCGAGCTGGATCGGCAACAAGAAGATCTTCAGCCTGACCCGCCAGTTCGACACCTCCGGCGGCTCGGCGTTCTGGGCCAACCTGGGGATGGCGGTGCCGAACCAGCTGCTCGGCCAGAACATCTACGAGGCGTCAACGATGACCGGTGTCGTGTCCACGTCGGCCGTGGTGCTGGTCGCGGGCAACTTCCGCGAGTTCTACATCGTCGACCGGGTGGGGATGTCCGTTCTGTACGAGCCGATGGTGAAGTCCACCGGCAGCAACCGCCCAACTGGCGAAGCAGGCTGGTTCGCGTTCTGGCGTGTCGGCTCCAACGTGGTGGACCCGGATGCGTTCCGGCTGCTGAAGCTGCACGCCACGGCCACGGCGATCCCGCTGGCCTGATCTAGTCCCCCTTCGACCACGGCCGGCCCGCGTTCGGGACGTGCGCCGGGCCGGCCGTGTCAACGTCCCACCACGTCCCACATTCAGGAGCGGCATGACCGACCGTACGCACGAGAAGGTGGTGGTGGCGTATTGCCACCCCGGCGCCGTCAACGCGGCGTTCCACGAGTCGCTGCTGGACCTGCTGGTGTACGACATGGCGTTTCACCGCCGGATCGTGCACGGCGGTGGCCGGCTGGCCCGGCAGGCGTCGGCGAACCTGGCGGGTCCACGCAACGACGTCGTGAAGCGCTTCCTGGCCGGCTCGGACGCGGACTGGCTGTGGTTCGTGGACACCGACATGGTGTTCCTGCCGGACACGCTGGAGCGGCTGCTGGAGTGCGCCGACCCGGACAAGGCCCCGATTGTCGGCGGGCTGTGCTTCAGCACCGACGGTGGTGCGATGTTCCCGACGCTGTACGGGCTGATGGGGGAGGAGGATGACCCTCAGGTCATCCGGTTCCACGAATGGCCGCCCAACAGCATGTTTCAGGTCGCCGCGACCGGCACCGGCTGTCTGCTGATCCACCGGACGGCGTTTGAGCGGATCCGCGACTTCGCTGTCCCGGCGACGGGGCAGGTCGGGTTCAACACTGCCTATCCGTGGTTCCAGGAGACGGCACACGACAACCGGCCGGTGGGCGAGGACATCACGTTTTGCTGGCGGGCTGGCGTAGTCGGGATTCCGGTCTACGTCAACACGTCGGTGCACATCGGGCACGTGAAGGAATACCTGCTGGACCTGGACCGGTACCTGACCCAGCGTGGTGAGCTGGACGATGTCGCGGAGGTGAAGGCGTGAAGTTCCCGGTGATGTCCGGGTTCATCGGCTGGCGGGGTGGGACGTTCATGCTCGCTCCCTTGCCGGATGACCACCCGGTGGTGAAGGCGCATCCGCACCTGTTCAAGGACGGCCCGGCGGTCAAGGCCGGGCCAGCCGTTGAGCCTGTGGCCGAGCGGCCGAAGCGGGGCCGGCCCCGTAAGGTGATGCCCGCCTGGCCGGCTGTTGAGCCGGTTGTCGAGGATCCTGCCGGTGTGGACAAAGGCTGAGACCGCGGTCATCGTGCCGGTGCTGAGGCGGCCTCGGAACGCTGGCCCGTTCATGGCGTCGCTGCGGGCGAGCCTGAGCCCAGCCGGTCCGACGGCCCGGGTCTACGCGATCGGTCAGGAGGACGACCCGGACACAAGGGCTGCGTGGCTGGCCGCCGGCGCCAGCGTGTTGGATGCGCCCGGTTCGACCTTCGCGGTCAAGGTCAACCACGGGTACCGGTCGACCGGCGAGCCGTGGCTGTTCCTGGTCGGTGACGACGTGCGGTTCCAGCCGCGCTGGTTGGCGAACGCCCAGCTGGTGGCCGGGGACCGGTGGCAGGTGGTCGGGACGAATGACCGTAGCAACCCGCGGGTGATCAAGGGCGAGCACGGGACGCACCTGCTGGTCCGTCGGTCGTATGTGGATCAGGTCGGGGCGTCGTGGGACGGCCCGGGGGTTGTGGCTCATGAGGCCTACCGGCACCAGTTCGTGGACGATGAGATTGTGCTGGCTGCCCAGCAGCGTGGGGTGTGGGTGTCGGCGTCCTCCGCGGTGGTGGCCCATCTGCATCCGATCAACGGCCGCGCTGACTGGGATGAGGTGTACGAGCTGGGTCAGGCCCATGTGGCTGCGGACCGGGAGCTGTTCGCGAAGCGGCTGGCCGCTCATGTCTGACGCTGACTATGGCGACGCCACGTTCACGCGCCATGACGACGGCCGGGTGACGGTCGACCACGCGGACGATGTGGTCGGCATCTCGCTGGACCTGCTCGCGATGGCGGAAGCCGCGCACCTGCCGGTCGACGACGCCGGCTGCATCCTGCTCGCCGGCGACCCGCGTTACCGGTACCGCCCGGTGCGGTTCGCGACAGACCCGGGCGACCCCACCGAGATGGTGCGGGTGCTGGTGTGCGAGCGGGTGCGCGATGTTTGACCGGGTCGAGCTTGACCGGCGGATCGCTTCGGTGGACGTGCCGGCGCCTCACGAGCCGTGGCACATCACCACGTTCGTGGACGCGGTGCTCGAGAACCCGGTGCCGGGTGTGTTGGTGGAGTGCGGTGCCTACCAGGGCGTCTCGGCGGCGAAGTGGTCGCACCTGGCGGACATGCTGTGCCGGAAGCTGGTCGTGTGCGACAGCTTCTGCGGGCTGCCGGCGAACAGTGAGCCGCACCATCGGAGCACCGACGGCCGGTCGATCGCCGGCACGTTCGGCGGTGGTGCCTACGCCGGGTCGCTGGCCGAGGTCCAGGCCACCGTCGATCGGTACGGCGTGCCCGAGGTGGTCACCTACCTGCCGGGGTGGTTCGCGGACACGTTGCCTCACCTGGTTGAGCCGGTCGCCGCGGCGTACCTGGACGTGGACCTGGCCGCCAGCGCCACCACCTGCCTGACCTACTTGTGGCCGCTGGTCACCCCGGGCGGGTGCATCGTCAGTCAGGACGGCGACTTTCCGCTGACGCTCGCCGCGATGCGCGAGTGGGCGGAGACCGCCCAGCCGCCGCCGGTGGTCGCCGGGTTGGGCGGGTCGAAGATGGTCGTGTTCCGGCGGCCGACATGAGCGGCCGTCGGTGCAACCGCTGCGGGTGGGTCTACCCACATCACCTGGTCGAGTACACGTTCCGACTAGATACATCTAGTCGGACGCCGCACACAACGCGCCGGAAGACCATCTGCCGGCCATGCGAGCAGACCGGCCGCGACAACCGGAAGCGGGAGAATCGCTGGGCGGTCAAGGCGCGCGACACCATCCGCCGCCATGCCATCCGGTTGACTGAGGCTCGCAGGAAGGCCGGTCTGTCCCCGGTCACTAAGGACGAGCTGATCTTCCGCTACGGCTGGCAGCCAGACCGACTCGCACACGAAGCGGAACATGCCTACAAGAACGGCTGCAACTACTGCGGCGGTGAGTACGCCGCGATGGGCCACGGTCTGGCCGATATCACCTTGGACATCCAGGACCCGGCTGGGCCGCCGTACTACCTAACCAACACGAAGTGGTGCTGCCAGACCTGCAACCGCAAGAAGGGCGCACTCTCCCCGGAGGAATTCGAGGCGGACCGGCAGATGTGGGCGGAGTGGAAACGCGCCCAGGAACTGGCCGAAGCCGACCCGGCGAGTGTGGGGCGGTTATTCAATTGAGCCTGGCGGACACCCCCCACGCGGCGGAGGTGCTGGCCGCCGGTGCGGACCTGCTCGACGGGCTCGGCCTGTGGTGGTGGCTGTCGGCTGGGACGGCGCTGGGGGTGGTCCGCGACGGCCGGCTGATCCCGCACGACACCGACCTGGACGTGGGTGTGCTGGACGACCCGCCGGGGGTGCTGGACCGGGTGCATCTGGCGTTCGCGGCCGTCGGCTGGGCGCCCGCGCGGACGATGCCGTACCAGCGCGCCTACACGTCCCGGGGCGTGATCTTCGACGTGTACGCCTACCGCCGCAGCGGGGACCAGCTGGTGGCGGACACCGACTGCGGCCGGCTGGCCAAGCCGGCCGGGCTGTTCGACCCGCTGGCGTGGCTGCCGTTCGCCGGCCGGTTGTACCCGCTGCCGTCGCCGCCGGCCGAGTACCTGCAGGTTCGGTACGGCCCGGGCTGGCGGACGCCGACCAGGTCTAAGGGGCCGTGGCAGGCCGAGACGGCGGCGCTGGTCCGATGATCTCTTGGATTGTGGCCAGCCACCGCCCGGAGGTCCTGGCCGCGAACCTCGGCGAGACGCTGGTGCTGCAGGGCGCCGATGAGCTGGTGGTGGTGGAGAACGCCGCGTCGATCGCGGCCGCGTACAACGCCGGCCAGGCCCGGGCGCGCCAGCCGGTCCGCTGCTACGTGCATCAGGACGTGCGGCTGCTGGATCCTGAGCGGCTACGCGCCGAGTTGCTGGAGCATTGCAGGCTCGAGGTGGGGATGGTCGGGGTGGTTGGCTCCCGGGAGCCGGCTCTGCCGTGGTGGGACGGCACTTGCTGCGGTTCGGTGATCGACGCGCGGCTCGGGCTGCTCGACTTCGGCCCGGGTGGTCAGTGCGCCTACCTGGACGGGCTGCTGCTGGCGACGGCTCAGACGCTCGAGTGGGATGAGGGCTATCCCGGGTGGCATCTGTACGACCACGACGTGTGTGCTCAGATGCTCGCCCGGGGCCTGTCCAACCGTTGCATTGACGGCGGCGCGGACATGGTGCTGCACAACACGTCCGGGCCGACCGACGTGGCCCGGCTGGACGGCTGGGCCGAGGGGCTGCAGCGGTTCCGGGGCAAGTGGCCGGTTTGACCGGCCGGTGGGTGGCGGTGGCCGACCCGGACCTGGGCGGGCTGCGGTGGCCGCTGCGGCTGCGTTGCCGCCCGCCGGACCCGCCGACGATGGCCGGGTGTCATCCGCAGCGGCGGCATGTGGCCCGGGGCATGTGCATGGCCTGCTATCAGCGCTGGTGGAGGAGGCAGGCAGGCGATGGCTGACGGCATCCGCATCCAACCGCAGCCGGCGCGGCTGCGCGCCGAGGGGATCGGCTCGGTGGCCGGGCGGCTGTTCATCGTCCGGGACGTGACCCGCCCGTTGCCGCCCGATCCTCACCGGCCGGCCTGCCGGCTGTGTGGACATCCGCACACCTGCAAGACGTACCACCTTCAGCTCGACGCCGACGGCACGGTGATCGTGTCGACGACGATCTGGGAGAACATGCAGCGGCTGTTCGACCACGGCGGCTTCGAGCCGGTCAACGTTGTCGCTGAGCCGCCGGCCCAAGGGCTGGCGTTGCCGACCGTCCGGGTCACCGCCAAGCCATCGGAGATGTGAGCCGTGCCCTCGACGCCGATCCGGAAGCTGCTCGACGTCATGCGAGACGTCGCGGACCGGTATCCCGACGCGGCTCTGACCCGCAACGACGTCGGCAACCTGGTCGTGTGGGTCGACGGACGGGCCGTCGGCTGGGTTGAGCTGATGAATCCCGGTTTCTATCTGTTCGAGGAAGGCTGACCGATGGCGACTATCGTCCACACTGACTGGCTGAACGGGATGCTCGGCGCCCCCACCCATTCGGTGATCGACTTCAACACCGACAACATCGACGCGAGCCTGCTGGACGAGACCGATGCGGGCACGATCACCGCGGCCAACGTCGACTACGACGAGGTCGACGCCGCCGATGTGGTGGCCACCGAGGATGTGGCGGTGACGTCGATCGCCGGCGGGGTGGTGACGCTCACCGGCGCAGTGACGTTCTCGGCGGTGACCGGCGACGGGGCTGACTACCTGACGGTGTGGAAGAACTCGGGCACCCCGGCCACGTCACCGCTGGCGATCACCTGGGACTCGGCCTCGACGGGTCTGCCGGTGACGCCCAACGGCGGCGACATCACGGCCACCTGGGGCAGCAACATCCTCGTCACGCTCGCCTGATCGGCGGGCGACCTTCTGAACCGTCCGAGGAGGATGGCATGGCCGCTGGATTCAAGGCGCTGCTTGACAAGACCCAGATCAACACGAAGATCGGCGGGATCTCGGTGCGACTCCGCGAGGTGTTCGATGAGATCGAACAGTTCAACGAGTTCTTTCAGCAGGAGGGCGTGGCCGGCCTGGTCGCCAACTTCGGGTTTGACCCGACCGACACGGTCAACGCGCCCGACGCGAACCTGGTCGGGACGGTCAACAACCTGTACGAGCTGCTGCGGCAGGTCTACCTGGGCGCCCAGACTGTGGACCCTGCTGTCAACTTCCGGCAGTTCTCGCCACAGGTCGAGGCGCTTCGGTAGGGCCTGACCTGTGCCGACCGTCCGGCGGCTGGACGCTGACGACGCCGTTGTCTTTGCCGCCGGGTTAGGCGGCGCCGACGCCTTCGCCTTCGGCGCGATTGCGTTCTTGTTCCGGCCGCTGGCCGCCTACGACTCGACCAACCGGACGCTGCTGGCCGCCTACGACTCGACCGGCACCCAGGTCGGGAAGATCGGTCTCAGCACGGCCAACAAGGTTCAGTGGTTCACCGGTGGTTCGGGCGGCAACGGCCCGACCGCCACCGCCGATGACTGGCACGCGCTGATAGTCCGCAAGGCGACCGGTACCGAACAGGTCCGGTTCAGCCTGCTGAACGTTGCCAGCGGGTGGACCCATGTCGCCACCGCGGGTACGTTCGCCGACTGGACAGCGCCGACCGCCGGGACCTGGAGCACGTCCGACATCACGTTTGGCTGGGGTCCGGGTTCCGACCTGGCCGCCATGGCGGTCTGGGCCAACGTGCTGCCGTGGGCTGCCGATGCCGGCGGTGACGCTGAGATTGTGGCGGCCGGGCTGGAAGCCCATCTCAACAACTGGCGGGCCGCGTCCCCGACGGCAGGGTGGGCGTTCGACCAGGCCGACGCCGTATACTCCATCGAGGACTTTACGCTCAACCGTGCTGATGAGATCAGCACGGCCGTGGGCACGCCGACCGACGCCACGGACCTGGACTTCCAGTATGAGGACACCGGCATCCTCATACTGAGCCGGAACTTCCTGCGCACCACCCAGGACGAGCCGGGCGCTGGTGGCATCGTCCGGGACCTGTCCGAAACCCAGGGCACGCCGACCACGCTCGGCTCGGGTACCACGTCATCCGGCGGCTACACGAAGATGCTCGAATGGGTGCGGACCGTGGGCGCCACGGTCGGCTCGGCCACGATCCCCACCCAGCTTCAGGTCACCGCC